AGTTCGCAATTAGGGAACTGCTCAGGCGGATTGCTCAGGACTTCGAGCATTTTCTCGATGGTTGAGATTTTTTCTTCCAGTTCCATGATCAGTCCCTCGCCCATGATGGGATTTCAGTCTGCCCGTAATCCTTCCCTGCGAAATTTTCGGCAACTCGCACCTGTTGACTTGGTTGAGGCTTGGCACCATTTGGCTCAAACAGGCCTTGCCAGCCATTGGCGATGCTGCGGTTGATAATTTCTTCGGGCGAGTAACCGTTCAGTCTGCAGCGGTCCAGCAGGTTGATAGCCTGGGTGACCGTCTGCTGAGACTTGATCGGCTTTTTCAGGTCGCGACGATATGCCACCCATGACGACCAGATTTCTGCAGAAAGCCAGTCAGGCAACTGAACAGCTAACGCATCGAACGAAACCGCCCGGGGGGATTTAGGGGGTTTATTAATATTGTCTTTATTGTCTTTTGTAATAGTGTCTTTTGTGTGTCCCTGTTTTGGTGACACGTCTGTCACTATTTTGGTGACACTTTTTGTCACTACCGTGGGGACAGTGTCACCATTATGGTGACTGTCACTACCGTGGTGACAATCTCTGTCACTATCATGGTGACAAACAGGTCCAGTCTTGGCAGCTGGTACAGCCCACTCATTCAGGTTTTTATTTGGGCCAATTAAGGCGCCCTCGGCGATAAGTACTCGCATGATGAGCAGCTCATTTTTTGCCGCGTTTACCTTCTGACGCGGAAGCCTGGTCAGCTGGGAGATCTGAATATCTGCAATACGGTCCATCTTCTTGTTGAACCCGTACGTTTTACGGCAAACGGCATGAGCAACCTTTGACTGGTTTTTGGTCAGGTTTGCACCGATAAGCTCCTCATACAGCTCGTTAGCCAGACGGGTATATCCATCGTCTGTATCGGCCACACGCAGCTCCTGTAGTGCCACGACAGGCACAGGGAAATTGATTACTTCGGCAGTATTTGCCATAATTACTCCTGTGAATTGATCCAGTTAATTCGCCAGAAAGCCGTTGGTGCTCGAACACCGCGGCTTTCGCCTTTTTTGTTACCCTTCATGCCTCAAAATCCCCCTTCTCTCCCGGCCTGTTCGAAATCAGAATCGCCAGCAGCATCGACATGTTCGGCAGAAGATTTTCCCGCCAGCGGCTTACCGTTGATTTGTTGACGCCGGCCACTTCAGCGATCTTGGTTGCGCCCAACTCTGCTATCTGGCTATGCAACCAACTTTCAATTCTTCTGGCCTCCAATTTGTTGCGTGCCGTTGATGTCCCCATTTGTGATACTCCCTAAAGTGTTGTTTTGAATGGCCGCCGGTTAGGCGGCGCTGTTATTCGGCGGCGGGAAAATGGATGGGAGATCGGGGCGAAACTCATACGCTTTGATCTCTCCATCTACAGCAGCCACGAGGTCCGGGACGTGAACGGGGGAAATTCTCTTTTTCCCATTCAACCAGTCGCAGATCGTCGACTGCGCTTTCCCACATCGCTTGGCTAGTTCTTTTTGACTGCCTGCGATAGAAATCGCTTTTTCTACTGCGGGGTTTTTCATAATCACCTCAGCTATTGATTTTTTATGATTATGGATATCGCAAAAGAGATTGTCAATCGCCTATGCGATTTTTTGCCAGTCTATCGCTATAGCGATAGGATTGAGGGAGTTACTTTGCGGAGGTTTTATGGATTTCTCTGGGCGCCTGGCGCATGCGATGTCATTAGCTGGATATACACAAGGCAGACTAGCGAAAGAAGTTGGGATGGCGCAGTCCAGCGTTAATAAGCTGCTCAATGGCGCCAACGGCTCACGCAAAACAGTAGAGATTGCGTCCGTTCTTGGTGTGCGGCCTGAATGGCTGTCTACTGGAGACGGTGAAATGTTTTCGGTATCCGGTCAGATCACGAAAGACCAGCCCTTGGCTACAGCTAAGAATGGAATTTATCGCGTTGATGTTCTTGATGTGAAAGCCAGCGCCGGACCAGGCGCACTCATTACTAATGATTTCATTGAGACCATCCGCGCAATAGAGTACACATCCGAGCAAGCACGATCTCTGTTCGGAAATCGGCCTGCCCATAATATTAAGGTGATCACTGTCAGTGGTGACAGCATGGACACAACCATTTCCCCTGGTGACGAGATCTTTGTCGATATCAGCGTGACCCATTTTGACAGCGATGGTGTGTATGTTTTCGTTTTTGGGAAAACACTTCATGTTAAACGCTTGCAGATGCAAAGGGATCGCCTAGCCGTCATTTCAGATAACCCTATCTATGAAAAATGGTATGTAGAACCTGGTGACGAAGACCAGTTCTATGTGATGGCTCGTGTCCTCCTCAGGCAATCCATAGAATACAAACGATTTGCATAACCCGCTCCGGCGGGTTTTTTTATGCCCTCTCGCTTCGCTTTTCTCATAAAAATCCAACCTCTTTAGATTTTTTTCATAAAAAATCACTTTAATTATCACAATCATATCACCATACCGATATCAAATATCGCTTAAGCTATTGACCGCGATAATCGCCAAAGCTATTATCAACTCATCCAAACAACACCGGCAACGCCGGGAAGTCGTAACAACGTTCCGTTAGCCGCGATAAGGCCAGGGTGAAGAGATGATCCGTGAAGAAGATAAATCCAAGTGGTTTAAGTTCCTGGCAAACGCGTTCGCAATCGTGGCCGGCGTTCTGGTGGTAAGCGCGTTATGCCTGCTTCCTGGCGGTGTCGCATGAGCAGAAACGGCATTCGTTCACTGACAGTCGTCGTTCTGCTGATGATTCCGGTATGGGTGGCGGCATTCAAGTTTGTTGCGTCTCTATGGGAGGTCTTTCATGGCTAAGCCAATTCCAAACAACGGTCGCGCCGTAATGATGCGTAACGCTAAAACAGGCGCCACCTGGAAGGTTTCTCGCGACTACCTGAACGAAACCTTCTGGTTCGAACCGCAGGGAAACTTACGGCATATCCGCCAGTGCTTTGAAGCACGTGAGCTGCTGCCAAATCTGGTACCGGCCGGAACGCACTAACCGGAACGCAAATTTAATTAAGCCATTAGGCAGCCAATACAGGTGCCGGGCATCTCTCAACCTTTTGCAGGAGAAACCATGAGCGAAATAACGGATTTAGTCGTCATCGAAAAAAAGAACGCGATGGCCGTATTCACCAGTAACGACCAACTCGACCCTCTTATCGAAGCTATCGAGAAAGAGGCACGTAGCCTGGTGCCTGATGTGACGACCAAAAAAGGCCGCGACGCTATCGCTTCAATGGCTCACAAAGTGGCGCGCTCAAAAACGTACATCGACAACGCCGGTAAAGGCCTGGTCGCTGAGTTAAAGGCGCTGCCAAAGCAAATCGACGAAAGCCGCCGCGTTGTCCGCGAACGTCTCGATGCGCTGAAAGATGAAGTGCGCCGCCCGCTAACCGAATGGGAGGCCGAACAGGAACGCATTAAAGCCGAAGAAGCCATGAACGCGCTGCACGCCGAAGCGCTGGAAATGAACATCAAGTTCGATCAGGAGTTGGCGGCCAAGTTCGAAGCGGACCACGAAATGGCCCTGCTGATGGATAAAGATATTGACCGCGAACGCGCAGATAAAGCAGCCGAAGCCGAACGCCAGCGCATTGCCCGCGAAGAAGAGATTAAGCGGCTGGCAGAAGAGAAAGCGAAGCGTGAAGCAGCAGAACAGGCGCAGCGTGAAATTGACGCCGCGGCAGCAAGAGAGCGCGAAGCGATTTTGGCGAAAGAGCGCGCTGAACGTGAGCAGAAAGAAGCGGCAGAAAAAGCAGAGCGCGAACGAATTGCGGCAGAGCAGAAAGCAGCGGCTGACAAACAGGCAGCTATCGATGCTGAGCGCCGCAAAGCCCACGAAGAAGCCGATCGCATCCGCCGTGAAGCAGAGCAGCGTGAACAGGCGCGCCGGGCTGAAGAAAAGCGCAAAGCCGAAGAGCTGGCTCGCCGCGAAGCCGATGTTAACCACCGCAAGGCTATCGGTACCGACATCGTTAAAGCTCTGCAGGCCAATACCACCCTAACCCGCGATCAGGCTATCGAAGTCCTCTCCGCGATTAAAGACGGAAAAATCCCGCATACCGGGATCAGCTACTGAGGTGCTTATGGCGGCTTATCACGTTCAGGACCGGATTGAAGAGCAATCCTGGAACAAGCATTACCAGGAGCTGGCGCGCGAAGAGAAAGAATCAGAGCTCGCTGATGACATGGAGAAAGGACTGCCTCTCCGTCTGCTGGAATCGCTATGCATTGACGAACTTCAACGCCGCGGAGCCAGCAAACAGGCGATAAGCCGCGCATTCGACGATGACGTGGATTTTCAGGAAAGCATGGAGGCTCACGTTCGCTACATGGTCGAGGTTATCGCCCGGCATCAGCTCAACATTGAGGAGGAGCAATAATGACTACTCAACTTATTGAACAGGTATTCAGCTTAGTTAATCCACTAAAGGCTGAATTCGAGCAGGTTTGCTCTGAACCCTCTATCAATTTCAGGCGTGAATCTGAGTTCGCGATGCAGATTTTCGCCAATAACGATTACCTGGCTAAAGTCGCAATCGGTAACCCGGTAAGCACCAGAAGCGCAGTAATGAATGTTGCCGGGATCGGTGTCTCCCTTAACCCGGCTCAGAAGTTGGCTTATCTGGTTCCGCGCAAAGGGGCTATCTGTCTCGACATCAGCTACATGGGCCTGATGCACATCGCACAGCAATCCGGGGCCATCAAATGGTGCCAGTCGGAAATTGTCCGCAAGAACGATCAGTTCCGCCGTGAGGGACTGGATAAGCCACCGGTTCACATTTACAACGATTTCGACACTGCAGAACAGCGAGGCGACATTGTTGGCGCATACGTCGTTATCAAAAGCGACGACGGCGATTATCTAACCCATACGATGCGCATCGCTGATATCTACGGGATTCGCGACCGCTCAGAAGCATGGAAGTCATACAAGAGCAGAGGCACATCATGCCCGTGGGTCACAGACGAAGAGCAGATGATCCTAAAGACGGTTGTTAAGCAGGCAGCCAAATACTGGCCGCGCCGCGAGCGCCTGGACGCAGCCATTGATCACGTTAACACCGAAAGTGAAGAGGGAATCAACTTTGCCGCTCAGCGCCAGCCTGAACGCGACATAACCCCAGCAGAAACAGCAACCATCAAAGAAATTAACGATGTACTTATCGCGATGAATAAGACATGGGATGACGACCTGCTTCCTCTGTGCTCAAGAATTTTTCGCAGAGATATTCGTGAGTCTTCAGAACTGACTCAAGCCGAGGCTGTTAAGGCTCTCGGCTTCCTGAAACAAAAGGCGGCAGCATGACGCCAGAAATTATCCTTACGCGAACTGGCATTGACGTCACCCGCGTTGAACAGGGAGATGAATCCTGGCACCGCTTGCGCCTCGGCGTGATCACTGCCTCTGAGGTTCATAACGTCATCTCTAAACCGCGATCAGGCACCAAATGGACTGACATGAAAATGTCCTATTTCCACACGCTACTCGCAGAGGTTTGCACCGGCGCGGCGCCGGAAGTTAACGCCAAAGCTCTGGCCTGGGGAAAACAGTATGAGGACGATGCGCGCACCCTCTTTGAGTTCACTACTGATGTGAACGTCACAGAGTCGCCGATCCTTTTCCGTGACGAAGGAATGCGCACCGCCTGCTCTCCGGACGGCCTGTGTAGTGATGGGCGCGGCCTTGAGCTGAAGTGCCCTTTCACCTCTCGCGACTTCATGAAATTCCGGCTGGGCGGCTTCGAGGCTATCAAATCCGCCTACATGGCCCAGGTGCAATTCAGCATGTGGGTAACCGGTAAGGACGCCTGGTATTTCGCAAATTATGACCCTCGCATGAAACGAGAAGGCATTCACCACGTGGTTGTTGAGCGAGACGACAAGTACGTGTCTGACTTCAACGAAATGGTGCCGGAGTTTATCAGCAAGATGGATGAATCGCTGGCGGAGATAGGCTTTACCTTCGGGGAGCAGTGGAAATGAAACGCACACCATTTTACCGCAGGCCCGGCATGTCCGGACAGTTCTCAGGACTGCGCGAACGCGTGATCTGGATGATTCAGACCCGCGGACGTCCAGTGACCGGCAGCGAAATAGCGGAGAAATTCGGCGTAACGCTCATCGAGTTTAACCGCGTTGCCAACTGCATAACCCGAGGTGGCGGACAGATAGCGAAGATCGTCTCATCTGAAACCTGGCTCAACGATGCCGGAATATGCGACCGCACCTTTACCCTGGTTACAAAGCCAAAGGTCATTACACCAAAGGGGAAATCTCGCCTTTTCACTCGGCGTTCTATGGCCCAGGCAGCAAAGGGAAATAAGCAGCAGTGCATTGAGAAAGCAGCGCGCCGCAGCCGTTTAATCGCCTCTGGTCTTTATATCGACGAAATGGAGTCAGTCCTATGAAGCGCTACTCACTTATCTATGCCGATCCGCCATGGTCGTACGGGAATACGATCAGCAACGGCGCCGCAGTCGACCATTACTCAACAATGCGGCTAATCGACCTTAAGCGCCTACCTGTGTGGGAGGTTGCAGCCGAAAACGCAGTGCTGGCGATGTGGTACACCGGCACGCACAACCAGGAAGCAATCGAGCTGGCCGAAGCATGGGGATTTACAGTGCGCACGATGAAGGGTTTCACCTGGGTAAAGCTGAACCAATTGGCCGAACTGCGCATTACCAAGGCTCTGGCAGAGGGAGATGTGACCGACTTTTACGACTTCCTAGACCTGCTGAATACCGAGACGCGCATGAATGGCGGCAACCACACCCGAGCCAACACGGAAGACGTACTGATCGCCACCCGCGGCACCGGGCTGGAACGCAAGCACGCTGGAATTAAGCAGGTGGTCTACAGCCCACTCGGCGCGCACAGCGAGAAACCGTGGGAAGTTCGGCACCGCCTGGAGCTGCTCTACGGCGACGTGCCGCGGATTGAGCTGTTCAGTCGCAGCGCAGCGCCAGGCTGGAGCCACTGGGGCAACCAGTGCGCCACAGCTTCCGTTGAGCTGATACCTGGCTGCGCCATTGACGTTGTGAAGACGGAGGCAGCATGACGCCAGAAGAGAAAGAAAACGCCCTCCGCGCCCAGGCTCGTCGCTGCGCAGAGGAGCTAACCAAAGCGATGAGCGCAAAGCCTAAACCGAAGTGGAACGCTGTATGCCCCCCCATCCTTCGCAAGCACTACGAGAAGGTCCGGCCTATGGGCGTCAGCTTAGTCAAATTTGTCAGTGTTATTGGTCGGCTTAGCGGCCGCTATGGAGTGGAATCATGAGCAAGTCATTAAACGCGCGTTGCATACGTCGCTGGGAAGTGGAATTCAAACCTTTCTGTGATTCAAAAGTTAACCCCTACTGGCGCAAGCGTGATCTGCGCGGGTATATCCGCGAAGCGGCTCTTACCACCGCTTACAGCATGGTCGAGAGCATGGCTGAACGTAACGCCAAGGTTGACTATGACGGCTCACCAAATGGCTGGAGCCCTGAATTCTCAGCCTGGTACCACGAACGCCGGGAGCAGTATCTCAAGGAGGCTCGTGACTTTCTGAACGAAGAAGCCACTACCGAAGAAATCGACGAAGAGATTCAGAACGAGTTGGAGGCCTGGAATGACTGAGCTGAATTACAACCCAGAAGACCCCGATAAAATGCTGTTGCCAGCAGGTAAGTCCTGCGGGGAGTGCGCGCACATTCGTCGCTGCAAAGCTATTTTCGGCCATACCGAAACTGACACCTATTGCGACTGGTCGCCATCGCGCGCAGTTTTCAGTCAGCCATTAAGCCAAGAAGGCGGTGCCGAATGAACAGAGCCTCCCCCGTTGATTTAAGGAAATGCCTTGAGGCGGCACATGGCCTCGCTCATATCGGCATCCGGTTTGTGCCGATCCCGGTAGCGACAGAGGAAGAGTTCCAGGTCCTGTCTGCCGAGCTTTCACGAAAGCTTGAGCAGATGGCGATTGAAGCTGAAAAGAGTGAAGGCGGTGCAGCATGAGCGCAGAAATCATCGATCAGGCCAACGAACTCGAAGAGCTGCAGCGTGAAGCCGCCATAGCGAGGTGTCGAATCGACCATAACGCAGTTTCGGCTATTCATTGTGTGGATTGCGGGGAAGGAATACCAGAAAGGCGTCGGGAGGCGGTGGCGGGATGTCAGCGCTGCGCCTCCTGTCAGGAAGAGGCTGAAGAACGCGGAAAGCATCGGATTTTATCGAGAGGTCTAAAATGAAACACGAAATGCAGCCAGACAGCCTTGTTGACCTGAAATTCATCATGGCAGATACTGGCTTCGGAAAAACCTTCATCTATGACCGGATAAAGTCCGGCGACCTGCCAAAAGCCAAAGTCATTCACGGTAGAGCAAGGTGGTTATATAGTGATCACTGCAAGTTCAAGGATAGGCTCTTAAGCAGCTCCGATGGGTAAAATGGTGGGTAAATTAATTTCCTCACCTATAATTATCCTTTCATATCAGGCCCCTGCACCTTACATTAGATGTATGCAGGGGACACCATTTCGACCGCTCCTGATACCTACCGAATGCGATAAAATCCCCTTACAATCAATGAAAAACCCTCTATATTGGATACGAGAAGTCAACCGATGTCTCTCCATTTCAACGTGAATCAATAAGCGTTTGGTGGCCTTAGTGGGGTCTTATCCTGTTCAATGAAAAATGATCCCTCCAAACTGTCCTTAAATGCACGTCAGGTCGAGACTGCAAAGCCCAGAGACAAAGCCTATAAACTCGCTGACGGTGGTGGACTGTATCTCCAGGTCAACCCTAACGGTTCAAAATACTGGCGGATGAAATACAGATTTGCTGGTAAAGAGAAAAAATTATCATTTGGTACATACCCAGATATTTCTCTGGCTGATGCACGAACCAGGCGCGATGACGCAAGGAGAATTCGGGCTAACGATCAAGATCCAGGTGAAGTAAAAAAAGCAGAACTACTCGCCAAAAAACAATCAATCACAAATACCTTTGAGGCAATAGCTACAGAGTGGTACAACGCGAAAATCTCTGGATGGTCAAAAAACTATGCTGATTATGTTAATCGTGGATTCAAAAATAATGTTTTCCCTCATTTAGGTTCCAGGCCTGTTAACGAAATCAAGCCGCTAGAGCTTTTATCCGTTCTTCAGCGTATAGAAAAACGTGGCGCGCCAGAGTTAGCCAGTAAAGTTCGCCAACGCTGCAGTGAAGTCTTTCGATACGCAATAGTCACGGGGCGTGCTGAATACAATCCAGCCGCAGATCTTGCCAGCGCATTGCAAGGATATGAAAAACATCATTATCCCTTTCTGACCGAGCCTGAATTACCTGAATTTTTACAGAAATTATCAAATTATTCAGGTAGTTTAATAACTCTGCTCGCGACTCGTTTGTTGATGCTAACTGGATTAAGAACAGTAGAGTTGCGAATGGCTGAATGGTGCGAAATTGACTTCGAAAACAGTCTGTGGGAAATACCTAAAAATAGGATGAAGATGAAGCGAACGCATCTCGTCCCGCTATCTAGCCAATCCTTGCAAGCCCTTCAGCAACTGGAACAACTCACTGGAAGCTATCAGTTTATTTTCTCTGGACGAAATGATGTTAATAAACCGATGAGTGAAACCAGTGTTAACATGGTTTTGAAGAGAATTGGATATGATAAAAGAGCTACCGGCCATGGTTTTCGCCACACTATGAGTACCATTCTTCATGAGCAAGGTTTTAACACGGCCTGGATTGAAACACAGCTAGCGCATGTAGATAAAAACTCGATTCGTGGTACTTATAACCATGCCCAGTATCTGGATGGTCGTAGGGAAATGATGCAGTGGTATGGTGATTATATTCAAAATTGTGAAATGCGTCTCCATAAGGAATAATCATTAACCAACTCCACCGTTGATTTAAAGGTGGAGTTGGTATCTATAATAACATAACTTATTGAGGTATAAATGTTGCTGTGTGATTCCAACTGACTTTTTCGTAAGGCAAATTTAACGAAGGAATTGCCTGTTCTAATGATATCTCTGCAATTTTAAGATCACTAGTAGAATCAATTTGATAGGTGCTATCAAGTTTTACAACTGGTGATCCTTTAGGCATGCCTTCATAAATAACAGATAATTGATGGACAAGGTCGTCGTTCACCAGAATTTTCGGTTCGTCATTCAGTAATACACCTACAACGGTGAATGAATGTACATTACTGTCGCCAGTAATTTGATCGCGAATAATATAAATGAGCAAAGGTGCAGTAATTCCCCGAGCTACCGCAGTTGACGCATTGAATTTCTCTGCCTGAACGATCGCATTATTTAAAATAACGTGCCCAACGCCAAGCACTTCAAGTGACTTGTCTTCAGATATTCTGTCAAACGTCATATTATTATATTTTTTCTTAATCCCAAACTGGGTTATCCACTCCTTCGGTGTAACGAAAGAAAGTGTCCCTCCCTCATTCTCAAGACGATGACCATTCAATTTGAGCATATTTTCTAAAAAACTATACATGTTATTTAGATCCAACTTAGGGACTTCCTGTAAATTCTGATATTCGAATTTATCAGCATGACCAACGAGCCCCTTAACTACGCTGACCGCCGACTGACCTCCGAAGGTCCCTGCTCTGGAGTCGAACCACGTATTTAGAGTTTCTGGTTTTTGTGTCAGGCCATCAGCAAAAAGTGAATTGAAAAAACCTTTATCACTCATCCCAAGAATAAGCTGCAACAGATCTTCCGGTTCCTCCATCGCGTCGCCCAAAGAACGCATGACTGTGGTTATTTTGCTGTTTAACAAATCCCATATTCTGGACTCTACAGTATCGGGGTTGCGTAAAGTAATAACTTCAACCTGATGTTTTTGACCATAGCGGTTGAGTCGCCCTACACGCTGATGAAGACGCATCGGATTCCACGGCAGATCAACATGAATCATGGAATAACAGTTGTCCTGCAAATCAATACCTTCACCACCGGCTTCAGTACAAACAATAAAGCGTACCTGCCCGCTTTTAAATTGCTCCGCAGCATGGTAGCGATCCATACTCCATGACGTTTTGACGCCCTGTTTATTGTAAATCCCTTCCAGGCGTCCTTCGCCATTGATAAAGCTGACGCAACCATAGCCAAAGCGAGCATTCAGAGTATTAATTAGCAGGGCCTGTGTCGCTTTATATTCAGTAAAGAATACGATGGTGCGATTAAGAAACGTGGTTTCCAGCACATGAAGCAAGGTCTGGATTTTCGTTTCCGATTCCACATTCCCCGCAAGCGCCTGCAGCTCTTCAAGCATGGGCAGCTCATTCTGCATAAGTTGAACCGAAGCAGACAGTTCAACATATTCGCTTTCAAGCGCAATGTAGGCATCATCGAGATCCGGGGCCTGAGAATCACTCATGATGGCATTCATTTCATCACTCAGCGCCTGCAGCTTTTTCTGATTTTCCCCGAGCCTGGCTATACGCCCATTTATTGCGGCATAAATTGCCGCTACCGAACTTGCCGCCAGTTTCTGCATTGCCGTTAACACCAGTTGCACGGCCTGCTGGTTTGCAGAGCTTAGCGACGAAGCGTAGGCCTGCCCTGAAAGAATAAATCGTGTGAGCCGGTCATAGAATGACTGTTCAGCCTCAGAAAAATGATAGGTCTGTGAGGTCACGTTGACGGTCTTGAACAAATGCTCACCGTCCATATTCGTGACGGTTTGCTTATTATTGCGAATCACAACATCCCGAACATGATGCTGCTGAGTTTCAAATGGCTTATTCACGTCAAATAAGTCTGGACGTAAAAGCCTCAACAGAGCAAAGAAGCCGTAATTTTTCCCGCGATGCGGGGTAGCTGTGAAAAAAAGCCGCGAGGCGAACTTACCGTGATCGACAAGCTTCTGCACAAATCGATAGCCCTGAGTCGCCCCCGAATCTTCTAGCGAGTTAAGGTGATGTGCTTCATCGATGATCAGCAAGTCCCAGTCGTCTGCTTTGAGCATTCGCTCGTGCCTGCCATTAATATCTTTTCGCAGTGTCGGCAATGAAGCGACCACCCAGGGGTGCGTATTCCAGTAATCTGATCGCTCAGTATCAATTTCCGCGGAGTAGAGGGACAAACGAATATCAAACATCTGCCGCAAACGCTCCTGCCACTGCGGTACTAACGATGCAGGCGCTAAAACCAACAGACGCTGCACACGTTTTTTAGCCAGCAGCGGCCAAAGGATCAGCCCTGCCTCAACGGTTTTCCCCAACCCTACGTCATCAGCAATCAGCTTTTGTACCGGCCATTGCCGTAACACGCGGTGACATACCCATAACTGATGCGGCAGCAGGTTGATACGTGAAGTGGAGAACACCCCCCAACTATCATTGATGGAGCGGATCGCAAGCGCCTGACTGCGCGCAAGGACTTCACGCAGATCGTCATAATTACCTTCAGCTAAAGCATCCTGCGCGCTGCGTACTGGCTCCAGTTCGGAAAGAGGACGCTCTTCAAAACTAGACTCGAAACGAATGAGTGCGGTGTTTTCTCGCAGGAGTTCAATCGTCCCCAACCCAAAGCGTTCATGTCGTACCTGTTGGCCCTGCTGAAATGTCATTTTCATACGTAGTCCAGAGGATCCTGTCCAAATATTTCAATGCGAAGCGCTCGTTTTCCATCGCTGGTTAAAATACGCAGCGGTATGTCGAAACAATGATTAAAGGTCGCATTTTCCTCGCCGAGGTGCTTGCTGAAAAACGTCCACAACAGAAGCGAATCACTGGCTGTGGATTGCCTAACATCTATTTCGTCGAATTCCATCGCCAGTAACAGACGCCTGACGCGTTCCGGCGCAGAAAAACAATATCGATGAATGCTGAAATCGGTAAACACGTTATTACGCACCAATTCACGAAAGATGAAATTCACTCCGGTCCCCAAGGTCGCACGTAACTCAGGAGCCAGGGTCCATCTACCCGTCCCCGAAAGCTTGGGACTGGATGCCGGTCGCAGTAAATCACTAATATTTTCAAGGAACGCTTCCGACATATTCAGCAGTTCGCCATAGGTATCTAAGTGTCTGGAAAAACGATACAACGGAAGTATCTGCAACCAGATACGATACGTATCTCCGTACAAAGAATCCTCAAGGTAATCGTCCATCACATCTAACCACTGCTGCGCAGCATCTGGATTGATAAATGTTTCCCACCAGCCTTTGTCTTCAAAATGCTCAATTGCGGCACGGTGTTGCTCCTCCTGAGTCCGGCCAATGGTCTGGCACGAACCAAGATAAAGCAGTTTCAATAACGCCATGCGTGAGCGCTGATCGTCAGAGCCATTTCTCAAAGCCTCCCAGTCAAACCAACCTTCTGGGTAGAGTCGGGTATTATATTTCGCCAACTCTTCCTGCTGGTGCTCTTCCCACCAGCTGTGTATTCTTTGCACGGCCTCACCTGGTGTCACCAACGGTTCGTATTCTTCCGGTGTCTCGCGAATCTCGCGCTCCCATGCCCTTGTTCTGTCGCTATTAGTGAGTAATCGTCCCTGCAGGAGAGATGCAATGTCATTATTGCTCCAGTGCCAGTCTGCCGGGAACGCGCCTGGGCGCAGTTTAAGTTCAAGTAACCAGCCTGGAGGTATTTCTTCCATTAGCTTACCCGCCAGTTTATCTCCTTCCAGACCTTCAATCAGAAAACGACAAAATGCTTGTTGCTTTTGATTATCAGCCGCCAGGTCATTGCGACCTGCCCATTCAAGTAAATCCTCAAAAACATATCCCTGACTTCTGCGTTTGCAATAAACAATAAATTCACAGGCCTGCTTAGAATATGATGATGAAATGATGGCATCGGTAGGTGCAAACCCAGATATCAACCGTTCATTTTTTTCGGCACAAGGAGTGTTACCGAGCAAAATTTGGCTAATCGGACGTGTGGAACCTGCTTGTGTTTGCACATGAAGGTTCGCCAGCTGTTTTCTGAAAGCCTCAATTTTATCCTGCCAGCCTGTCAATTCACCCAGTCGCTTATCGAACTCTTCGTTAAATACGACTGCCAGCTTCTCAGCATCCCGTGGAACCAAATGTTGGATATCAACGCCCTGTTTATCCGGCAATGACGCGCTTAATAACGATTCAAGCGACAGTTTAGTTTCGACTTTAAGTTTGCCTCCCGTCGTGTCTGCTACCAGGCACTGTGCACTGTGCAATGCCTGAAACGCAGGGAGATGAATCAGTGAACTCGCCAGACGAGAAACCAGTTCATCCGCACAACGCACTCTGTCGCTCCACTTTATCAGCCCGGTAGCCTGCTCTTTAAATCCGTTGGGCAGCGCGGGATATGAGCGATAGAAGCTCATGATGCCGTTTTCGCTTTCGTAAAGTTGCTGTAGCAACTTTTCATTTTCCATCGCGGTAGCGTCGTTACTGATGCCTGTAGACATTACGTCCCAGATGCTTTCCCAGAACTGACTATGAGTTAATTCTGGGCTTAGTTCCCACTCAGCAACTAGCACCTCCCAGTTATGCTCAGTTTCACGCCAGAGCAATTCCAGCAGAGAATGAACTTTCGCTCCCGCTTTCTGAATGATGCCCCGGTTACGTTCAGCTTCAATAGCCAACTGGCGCCGACCAATATCAACCTCAAATCCAGCGTTAATCAAAAATCCCTGCCGGGTATCACTCATCAACGGAGACAAATTCCACAATCGCGGAATATGAGTGTCAAAACCTCTCAAACCCCTGCGCGTGACCTGGAAAACTAGATGACAGCGTTCATCATCGATTTCGGTCTGATAAACCGCCACTCGCACTGATGACTGAACACCCTTGCTGTTCGGCAGCATAACCTTGCCCAATGACAGACCAGGAATACGTGCATACTGAGCAGGCTCCCAGCGCCATTCATGCTCATCAATGACAATCTGGCGCAAGTTACGTGCATAAAGACTTAGCAAACCTGCATACAGAGTAAAATCTTTTAACACCATTTCCGCTTGCATATGCTGGCGCAGTGGCAAATACACAAGAGTAGGTGACAGGCCATTTGTCGCGGCACTTTCAGTGAGTTGATTTAGTTGTTTATAGCTTTCAGCATCACAGGACTCGGGCACAATTCCACCCGCTATTTTAGTCGCCAGCCGCCCCGACAATAGGTAAGGGTTATCGGACACCAGCAGACAGCTTTTGAAGCCGAGGCCAAACTTGCCGGTAACCCCCTGCTCTTTATCCGACTGGTAAAGCGCCAGCATTTTTTTCAGATCGTTTTTATAACCATCATGTATGTTTTCGACTTGCTCATTCTTCACACTTTGGAAGCGGTTGATTTCGCGCCCCCAGTTGAAGAAGGATAATCCGTCATTTTGCTCTTTCACCATAAATTTCTGGTGCTCGCGCTCATTACGGGCATCACTATCCAGCGTAAACAACTCTTCTACCGCATCATCGGCATTCTGGAACAGTTCAAAAGGAACACTTGATGGCTGATACTGTGCATCTTCAATGCGTTTTCTAACCGCCGTTAATATTTCAGCCTGCATTTCAGGTCGATCCCGGATGGCATTAGCAATCTCATAGACAATTTCAGTGAGCCTCGGACTGTGGAGCGACTTACCGTCACTCTTTTCAGCAAGAGAGTGAAGCTCACTCTCATAGGATCTCATTAAAACGTTAAGCTGAGAGTTTTTAAGGCCCAGCGTTTTGAGGCGCTCCACAATGCTGTTCAGGATAGTGACGCGCGCGATATTCACGTCCAGCTGTTCGGCCTGCTCAAAGGATTGCCAGAGGGTGTCCAGTCTTGCCCTCTGCAGATAAATACCTTCCTGCAGCCAACTGGTGCTGCGTTTCAGAATCGCCAAAAGTTGCTGAGGCGTGTACTGGTCTGGGGAAAATCGGCGAATGAAGATTTGCGGTGCCTGACCGGTATAAAAAGCGTAGCCGTGCTGACCAACAAAGATCGTATCCAGGTCAGTTGCCAGCGCCACGGTCAAACGTTCCTGGAACAGTGAATGAACCTGCAACGTGTTTTCTTCGTAAACCTTCACGGCAAAGGCATATTTCTCAATGCACTGTAAGAGCGTTAACCCTGCAAAATGAGCGTCATGGTTGGTTAAGGGTTTGCTGTCATGCGACAGTTCATTCACGAACAGGGCATAACTTTGCAGTCCCAGATAGTTCTCACACAGCGTACGAACCTTACGATTCCCAGCCAGTAAGGCCAGCAGCGCAGCGATTGCCTTACGTGGAACCCAGCGTTCCCACGGAGCAAAGTAGTCCCTTAAGACATTTGCTGAATGCTCCACATGAGTGAGATGCCCTTCAGATTCAGTTCTGTCTACCGACAAGTCATTAGCCTGCAGCCAAGGGAACAAATACGCCCAGTCGTCATCATGTAGAACAGCACTACGTTCTGCGCCCGTTACGCCATAACAGAGATCGGTGGCTAACGCCCAGGTATCCGCTGCCGTCCTGAGCAGCATTGAACGCAGTACACTGGCAGGGTCTGAATGGGTATGACACAGCGAGCTCAACAGTGCTTTACGCAATTCGCCGCTTTGGGTTGGATTCATGCTGTCGACGAGACGTCGGTAGCTGGAAACTATCTTATCTGTAACCGGATGCGCAAAACTCAGCGCATTGATGGCCTCATTTCCCTCAAGCGACTCGGCGCCTTTGAGGCACTCAATTAAAAGCCGCCAGCCCTCAAAGTTATCAAACGCGTAAGACCTGTCACTGGCTTGAAGAATAATCGTATCAGTGAGACGTAAGCTGTTGCCGATAGCATAAAGGGGAAGTGTACCTGCCACAGTGAGCGCTTTGTAAAACGCAGCTTTACCTCGCACGACCAATGGACTCAGCGCACGGTTAGCATCATCTGGTAGAACAATATCCTCAAGCAGAGCGATGAGCTGCGTCGCTTCTGTCAGCTTCGCTATCTCCGGATAGTCTGCCGCACTGATATTCAGAATATTTTCTGGTGCTATCGCGACATCACGGTGCAAAAGCCATTTTTGGCTGCGCAGGTTGCTGAATGCTCTCTCTGAAGACAAGTCATTCATCGGCTGCATTAACAATTGCAGGATAAAATCGCAGTATTGTTCCGGGTTCGGCTCGGATAAAGCCAGCATGACCGCATGTTCAGCGTTCACCATTGGCAGATATTTGCGCTGCTGCTCCTGCACTTCCGGCTGACTGGCGGATTGGATGAACGTCACGTTGTCATTCAATTCAGTGGGCAGTTCAATGCGCCCCCCACGCAAGAAACAACGCTCATCAAGGGATATATACCCGTCTTTGCCTTCCCTACGATGAAGTGCCATCTGCCGCCACATTGTTTCGCCCATAGAACGACCAATGTGCATCAGAACTTCTTCCGCATATTCTGCAGATAAGTCATCAAACTCCAGATATTCAAGGCTTTCTTTGAAGCGGTGGATCACATGATCCGGCGTAACACTATCAAGCCTTAGCGCCTTCTCGAATCCGGGAGTCAGCCCAAGATTCTGCTCTATTTCTGGCGAAATAATAGTCCACTTAACCTGCTGCGAATCGGCATCAGAAAGAATTTTTGCCCATACGGGATGCGCTTTACCCGCCTTCCACAATTCAGCTTCACCAGTATCATCCGAATTACCGTGCATCAGATAGCGATACGCAAGCCGCTCTCTGGGGCCAAATTTGTCCCCATCGGCAGCCATTTTATTGAGCAGGTCAATGCGTTTTGCCGGAAAATCCAGGCGAGGATGAAGCTCAAGCAAATGGACCACGCCTGCGCTGTCACACTCCTGTGCTTCAGAATATTCAGAACCACCAAAAAGGGTCTGGTTAGTTTTATTAGCGATCAGTACGATTTCTTTTTCAAACAGCGCCTGCTGCAACAATGCACTTAAACCCATACCAAAGTTGGCGCTCCCGCCAAGTTTGAAGATCCTTCGCTTTTGTTTTAGTTCAAGCAAGTGACGGCGCGTCTCCAGGTAAGGTTTCCCTGTTGGTTGTGAAACCTTAAAGATCTTCAACGTATCAAACCGGCGGTACAATTCCTGTTGATCGGGAACTGAGAGTTTGTCGATAAAATTCTGCACCAGTTTTTCAAAGTCATCGCTGGCAGAAGCCTGCGCCTGCATTGCCTGTAGCAGGCTGCCAACCGTCTCCCAGTTCAAAGAAGCACTGGCGGGCTCTTTACTGTTATCGAGAAAAGCGGGCACCAGCAGCGTATCCATAGCAGTACGTCCAAGCGCTTCCCACAGGGCTTGCTCCTGACGATCAATGGCAATCCTGTAACGCCAGGTCGGGCGAATAAGCGCCATCAACTCACCGATCGCAGTCTGGTTACGTGAGAGCTCCACCAGCGGCACGTTAAAAAACGTTTTCCTGAGCAATGCAATTAGGTCAGGCACAAAGCTGTCTGATTGAATCGGCAACGTTTTCAGCAGTTGGTTGAGATAGTTCGTGAGCTTTGGTGCCGTAAACACCATTGACGGTATGGCCTGTAGCAACGCCTGAATCTCAGACAACTGCCACTTACTTTTAAATTCGTTGTAGATATTCTGCTGCGTTTCATCGATGAATCTGTGCGTTATACCCAAGCTTTCCAGAGCGGGCAGCACTTCCCAGGGGCGATGCGCTTCACCTGAAGGTGTGGTAGGCAATAGACGAACGGGAGTGTTCGCATCAACTAAACACCACTGACGTCCATCCCGCGTGAGTTCACATACCCACAGATGGTACAACGTAACCCAGTGGAGCCAGGCATTATTGTTGCGTAAAGCTCTACGCACGCCATCCGAAATTGCCGCTTTTTCCGCATCCCCGGCGTGAATAAGCGACATCAGAGAAGCAAGCGTTTTCGGTAATAACGGCAATGTCCCCTGAGTGGCAAGACAACGGTTCCATTCCTGAACCAGTTGTTCCTGAGCAGGAGAATCCGGGGCATTGAATAACGGCGTGGGGCTGGTGAGTGTAGCCAACCCCTGGATACCCACTCGCCCGGCATCGATGAAAAAGTAGCCGTGTAGAATAATTTGATACGAGTACTGACCAGAAAGAGAGAATGTCTGTTTCTGCGCATGCTGTGCGGTGTCCTGCTCACCCAGAGGTAAAAACACCGCCCATTCTACCGTCAGCGTTGCCTCTCCTTCAGGCACTTTTTCCGCCAACATCACTACCGCAGCATGAGGCAGCGCTTTATCGGCGGTCTTCTTACCTTCTCGTGAATAACTGAATGGCCAGGTGCGTTGTGATTTCAGAGCAGAAAACTCAGGCGTATCCAGCAAAACCTCGTGCCCGACGTAGAATTTTTGCTGAGGGTCCGGCAATCCAGCACGCTGAACGGTAATGTGGCCTTGCCATTCCCCAGCACCATTAAGCCTGGTAAATTGTGGGCGAGTTGCCTTTTCAGGCAGCGAGATATGTATTTGACGCTGATACCCCTGCCCTGTTTTCACGACCAGCTCAATGTCCTGCAAGGTTTTCATCAGCGGTAACAGGCTGGCGAGCTTATCCCCGAGTCCCGGGTCGGAAATAAAATCAGGCACTTCATGACGATAGTCTTCGCCGACAATAATAAAGTTTTCATCATCCTGGCGAGCCTGATAGATACTCTCTGAACGCAGCGGAACCCAGACAACGAAATAACCATCGCACTCATTTTGGGTAATTGCGCGGACTTCATCCTCAAGACGAACTTTATCCTGCTGGCTCACTTCGGCCCAGGCTGGTCTGTAACTGTCCCAGGGGTTAAAAACGTCGGACTTGGCCGATGCGGTATGCCAGTCAAAAGCCTGATAAAAGAACACTTCTCCGAGATGGAACAGGCTTTTCATTCCAAGGCCAAATTTCCCCACCGCATTTTCGTCGCCCGGTTTGGTGCCAATGCCGATGGAGAGGATCCCCTCTACATCGTCGAGTGTCAGAGGCGCATTATTGATAAAGAAAAGCGCAGGGTCACCCAATAAGGGGTGATCTGCCCCGGCAATGCCTGGGCTCCAGCCAAAGATTAATGATGACGCCTGTGCATCATCTGCGTTTTGCACAATTTCTTTCAGAACAGGGAAGCCGTTTTTATAACGGTCTTTTAAATTCGTCGCGATAGTCGCAATGTCGTTGAGCGGCGTGGAGTGCGCTTTAGCCATCATTAACCTCTGTGTGCAGTTTACGCCCCTCGGTTAGGCGTTAAACACGGTCAACTCACTCCCTGCGAGCTGGCTGTCACTAGCAGAGCGCTAGCGTAAAATCAGGTGGGCGCGACTCTCCCTTGCGCGTCTCGATAAGGTTCTAACGGGAAGAAATGACAAAAGGCCTGAAAAGGCCTTTTGTCAGGATGGGATTTTACACTTGACCATCCCAGTTTTTAAAATAGAGTTTTAATTTTTCGACGGTGTGACGCCATTTCGGCGTTGTGGGCTTACACACTGTGTTTTGATTGCCGAAGAATCCGACCTCGTTCACCGCCTCTTGCTCACTGCGGGTTTCCAGCCATTTCACGGGGACAAAATACTCGGACTTGTCGGGGTCATCCGCATTCAGGTGATAGCGATCGCTGTACTTAAGCACATCCATCGCCCGCTTTTCACCGTCGTCAGTGTTGATGGTGAAGCTGCCGGCAGGCTCAACGCCGCTCTGTACAATACCGACGCCGACGTAACCCGTTGCCGGTATTTTCACCCAGACGCGGTTGCCAGGCTGAAGCTGTTTTAAGGTCTGACTGTACCAACTCCCGCCCCCCGCGCTGATAAACCCGTAGCGGCGCGCCTCTTCCCAGACGCGACTGTTTGAATCGCCAAACGAGACATAAAACTCACCGTTCCAGGGTTCTTTCGCACTGGCGCTGGTGGCAGTGGCCTGTGCGGCATTGGTTTGCGTTTCGCTCGGATCGATAAGCCAGGCGCGGCTTAAGAACTGTTCATCACCATGCTGGAATACTTTAAAGAACAGAACGTTAATTGAGATGCCGTTCTTACTCAGATAGTCGACGATGCGTTCGGTGGAAGGATCCAGCTCCGCCGCCACGATAATGATTTGATGCGACTGATTGAGCGACTCTTCTTCCAGCTCAGTATTAAAGCGCTGTCTAAACGCATCACCCAGATTACCGCCGCCAGAGAATTTTTCATAAATCTGCGACAGGCGATCGGCGGTTAAGTCATCCACCCAGGAGGCGTAATCCAGCGCTTGGGCAACGACTTCACGCGGCGTGCGGTCGCGTTTCAGTTCAATCAGGATCAGCGACGCATCCGGCGCAATCGCCAGCAGGTCAATACGCCCTTTATCGAGCGTATTTTCCTGATGACCGATGATCATCCACTGATCGGAGAGGATAGTGGGATCGTTTAAAATCATCTTCTCCAGCAGTTGCTCGCTGGCGAGTTTGCTGATGGTTAGCGGCTGAGGGTTCTCCCCTATCCGCCAGATTGCATGATGTACCGGCATCGTCTGATCCTTAGTTTAATGCTGCGTCGGTAAGGGCATCTGCCAGGCGGAGCTGGGTTTGCTGGGCAGATTGCAGGCGGGATTTGAGATGGCTGCAAATATCACTAAGTTGCACGACTTTAAGCAGTATTCTCTTCTGTTCAGCGAACGGAGGAATAGCTACAAGCATATTTTTCATTATTGTGCCATTAACGTTAGCTTGCCCACATTGCTGCTTAACATATGGATTTATTTGAGTAAGTCTAAAAAATGGTGCCTGCATATTCAAATTGATAAATTCTGGCATGCTTCCATTTTTATCCGTGCGAATTCTAATTAAATAAGAGGCATAAGTGTAAGTATTATCCTTACCTAAGTAGATGCCAGCCTTTCCAACAAGCTCTGCACTGTTTGTTCGATTATATAAAATATCTCTATGTTCCAAATACAAATATGGTAATTCTTCAATATCAGAATCTATAACTTGTTGCCCACCTAACTTTACCTCCCCGTTTTGAATATCCCCCATCTTTAAAACGGGTACTCCTTGCGAAGATTTAGATGTTTTATGAGATATTCCATATTCGGTAGACAAACTACAATCACCGATACGACACCATTCCCACCCCTGTGGCAACTCAAACGGTTTTTCCTCATCACTCACTGGGGGCAACGGCTTTTGTTTTTTGATTTTTCCTTCTTTCACCAGTTGCGCTTTTTCCTCCTCAATACGTTTAAGCAATTCGGAAGCCGGTTCGTCGTTAGGATCTTGCGGCACCAGTTTACCCATAACCGCCAGTTGCAGAATGGTTTGCTTAAGCGCATCGATGCTCGATTCGGTGGTAAACAGTGTGTCGAAATGCTGGCTGATTCGCGCCCAGTTTTCGGCGAGTTCTTCGGCATTTTGACTGTCGGTCAGCGTTGCCAGCAGAGTTTCCACCAGTTGCTGATGCGCGTCCAGACTGGTTAGCGATTGCTGCTCCAGTTTGTCGCAGAGAGACATTAAGTTATCAATTTTGCCAAGAATTCTAATTTGTTCGTCAATTGGTGGAACAGGAATCAGAAACCGAGCTAAATCATTTGCTGCAAGATTAGGTTGTGCAGTACCGTTGTCATACTTTTTTATGAATTGATAAGAAATAGGACTATCGAAATAAAAATGAACATACTTGTTATTTACCAGCGGATAGACTCGCACTATAACTAACGAAGACGCAATTGCACCAGAGATATTCTCGACTAATGCAGATTTCCCCAGAGAACCTCGTAAGCAAAACAAAATGTCACCGGGCAAAAATTTTCCTGAACGCAAAGTTTCAAAATGACTTTCTTTAATAAAAGTCATTTCTTTTTCATCTATTTTTCCATTCAACAAATGTCCCGCATTAACGAATGGGACACCAGTCTCAGTAAGAGTGGATTTATTAGGATAATTCTTGCTTCTATCACCATTCTCAAGCAGACATAGATTTTGAATTGAAGACCACTCCCACCCCACAGGTAATTCAAACGGCTTCTCATCCTCACTAATCTCCGGCAGCGGCTTCTGCTTTTTAATTTTACCCTGCTTCACCAGCTCCGCTTTCTCGGCAGCAATACGCTTCAACAACTCAGACGCCGGTTCATCATTCGGGTCCTGCGGCACCAGTTTGCCGCGCACCGCCAGTTCCAGAATCAGCTCGCGCAGTTTCTTAATGCCATAGAGGTCGATTTTACCGTTACTGCCGCGTCCCGCCGTGGAGCGGGTTTGCAGTGCAGAAGACCAAATATCAATATGGTCGGTGATCAGCTTCTCAACGGTCATCAGTTCGCCTCCTTGTTACCCGCCAGCGCGGCACCGAGAATGTCGCGTAGCTGGTTACGCAGTTCGCTGATTTCCGCCTGCTGCCTCTGGTACTGCGCCAGCAGTTCATCCGGATCGTGGCTGATGGTTTCGCCCTGGTACGGGTTCTTAATATCAAGGTTGAAGTTACGGGCGATGATGTCTTTGATGCTGACTTTCCACGCCTGATTGTTCTCTTCGCGGCTGGCAAAACCGTCGGCTTCATTACCCCACCAGTCGATTTCCGCCTGGAACTCTTCAAACTTCATCGGTTTGGTTTTGCTGTAGTTCTTCACGCCGTCCGGGTACGGATGCTCATAGAACCACACATCCTTTGTTGGCTGACCTTTGGTGAAGAAAAGAATGTTGGTTTTGATGCCGGTGTACGGGTTAAACACGCCGTTCGGTAACCGCACAATGGTGTGCAGGTTGCACTCTTCGGTGAGCAGCTTTTTGATTTTGGTTTTTACACCTTCACCAAACAGCGTACCGTCCGGTAATACCACCGCCGCGCGGCCTTTGTCGGCCAGCACTTCGATAATCAGTTGCAGGAACAAGTCAGCTGTTTCACGGGTCTGCATCTCTGCCGGGAAGTTTTTCTCAATGCCGTCTTCTTCTGTGCCGCCAAACGGTGGGTTGGTAACAATTACATCGACCTGCTCATCCCAGGAAGAGAGCGGTTTATTCAGCGTGTTGTCGTGACGGATTTGCACCGGTACTTCGATGCCGTGTAAAAGCATATTGGTCGTACACAGCAGGTGCGGAAGTTGCTTTTTCTCTACGCCATAGATCTGCTGTTGTAGGGTTTTATGATCTTCAGTCGTTTTGACGTAATGGTCTTTCACATGGTCGAAGGCGCAAGCGAGGAAGCCGCCGGTGCCGCACGCCGGATCCATAATCGACTCACCCAGCTTCGGGTCGATGCGGTTAACCATAAAGCGCGTCACGGCACGTGGGGTATAGAATTCGCCCGCATTTCCGGCACTTTGCAGATCGCGCAGGATCTGCTCGTAGATATCGCCAAACAGATGGCGTTCCTGGCTGCTGCTGAAGTCGATTTCGTTAAGCTTGTTAATCACCTGGCGTAGCAGCGTACCGTTTTTCATGTAGTTGTAGGCATCGCTGAACGCCTGTTTGACCACAAAGCCACGCGGGTTCTTATCGATCGGCGCGGTGAGGTTTTTCAGCGTCGGGAACAGGTCGTCGTTCACAAACTCCAGCAACGCATCACCGGTAATGCCTTCGCTGTTTGCCGCCCAGCTACGCCATAAATAACGCTGTGGGATCGGGAACTGGTAGTCATCCTGCTCCAGTTCCAGCTCTTCTTCCTGGGTATCAAAAATCTTTAAAAACAGCAGCCATGAAAGCTGTCCCAGACGCTGGGCATCGCCGTCCACACCGGCGTCTTTACGCATAATATCCTGAAGGGATTTAATGACTGAGCTAATCGACATGTTTTCTTTCCATACTTAAAAAAGGATGCCATCGGTCGCAGACGCGGCCAGTGGCAATGTATTTATAGGTTATCAGGCTGAGCGCGGCGGTAACTGGTAGATTTCGTTCTCCAGTTCGTTGACGGCTTGCTCATACGCCTTCTTGTCGCCAAAGCGGGTTTTGATGATTTCTATTGGACGACCCAGCGTATCGAACGGCTTCAGTTTCAGCACCTGCACATCCTCAATTTCCTGAACGCCTTCGTCGGCATATTTGTCCAACAACGTGTTAAGTACCTGCTGTGCTGGCTCGGCGTATTTGGTGAAGTAATTGCGCTTACGCACATTGGCCACGCGTTCCTGCCGGGTTAACGGCGGCTGACCGTACACCACATGGCAGAGCAAATCAAACGGGTCGAGATCTTTACCCACCTCTTCGGCCAGCACGTCCCACAGAATCCCCAGTTGCTCCAGTTCTTCGATGATCACCTGTTTGCGTGGTGCATCCTGCCATTTGCGCACGAAGCTATCCAGTGAGGCGTATTCGCTATCTTTGAGCATCGTTTTGCGGGTGTAATCCTGGAAAGATTCAGTCACCAGTTTGCCATCAGAATCGTAATACTGAACGCGCTTAGCCAGCACTTTTACATCCACGCCATTCACATAGAATTTGCGGACTTTGTTTTCATCATCGTCATGGAACTCACCGTTGCCCGCTTGCTTGTCACGATTGACCTGATAGTCAGCGACGTCTTCTCGCGCTTCACTGGCGTCATTATCACCGCCATCAGCGTTATTTTCCGCATCCAGTTGTTCATTGAAGTCTGAATCTTTGTCAGAAATATCACCGGGTTTTACCACCAGCACCTTTTCTGGCAGGCCATCAAAGCGTGGGTCGGCAAACAGCTCGGTCGCTTTTTTGAAATCGAGAATAGTGAACCACAGCTTGCCGTGTTTTTCGTTGATGCGCGTGCCGCGCCCAATGATCTGTTTAAACTTGGTCATCGACTGAATGTTTTGATCTAATACCACCAGCTTGCAGGTCTGCGCATCAACGCCAGTGGTCATCAATTCTGACGTTGTCGCGATAACCGGGTAGGCTTTTTTAGGATTGATAAAGTTATCCAGTTGCGCCTTGCCGATATCATCGTCGCCGGTGATTTTCATCACGTACTTTTCGTTCTTCAACACCTGCTCGGGGTTGAGCACCACCAGCGCATGGCGCATTCGATCGGCGTGATCGATGTCGTTGCAGAAAACGATGGTTTTATCCATCGGGTTGGTACGTTTCAGGTAATCGGTGATGGTCTGCGCCACCAGCATGGTGCGCTCATCAATCACCAGCGTGCGATCAAAATCTTTCAGGTTGTAAATACGGTCCTCAATCTCTTCGCCGTATTTATCCAGTTGACCTTTGACGGGCCGCCAGCCCTGGACATCAACGTCGATATCAACGCGCACGACTTTGTAAGGGGCGAGGAAACCGTCTTCAATACCCTCTTTCAGCGAATAGGTGTAAACCGGCTCACCGAAGTAATCGATATTGGAGACGTCTTCCGTTTCTTTTGGCGTTGCCGTCAGACCGACCTGAGTGGCACTGCCGAAATACTCCAGAATCTCTCGCCAGGCTGAATCTTCAGACGCGCTGCCACGGTGGCATTCGTCAATCACAATCAGGTCAAAGAAATCCGGGGCAACCTGTTTATAGGCTTTTTGGTATTCTTCCGGTCCGGTAATGGCCTGATACAGCGCCAGATGCACCTCATAGGCCGGGTCGATGGTACGCCCGGTGACTTTAGTCATCGCAGTGCCGAAAGGTTGAAAATCGTTATTTTTAGTTTGATCGACCAGAATATTGCGGTCCGCGAGGAAGAGGATGCGTTTTTTGTTTTTGGCTTTCCACAGCCGCCAGATTATCTGGAACGCGGTATACGTTTTGCCCGTACCCGTGGCCATGACCAGCAGAATACGGTTCTTACCTGCCGATACGGCATCCACCGTTCGGTTAATCGCCTGCATCTGATAGTAACGAGGAGCTTTCCCGCTACCGTCGTCAAAATAGTCCTGACTGATAACGGGTAACTGCTCCTGAGTGAACCCTTTCCAGGCACAGTATTTTTGCCAGAGTTGTTCAGGTGTTGGGAAGTCACTGAGGGCAATTTCGGATTCGAGCTGCTGCGGATTGGTTTTATCGTGGAAGATGAATCCATCACCGTTGGAGGCAAATACAAAGGGAACATCGAGCAGGCTTGCGTAGTCCAGTCCCTGCTGCATCCCTTTACTGATGGCGTGCTTGTTAGCCTTGGCTTCGATAACTGCTAATGGCAAGTTAGGTTTGTGGTACAGCACGATATCGGCAGACTTAACTTTGATACGTGACGCCAGTTTGCCACGGACTACAATCTTGCCATCGCGAAGTTTCACTTCCTGCCGAATCTGCGACATCACATCCCAGCCCGCATCCTTAACCGCAGGAAGGATGAATTTAGTAATGATGTCTGTTTCAGTCAGGTGCGTTTTGTTCACGCCAGCCATAGCAGGGCACTCCACGAAATTGGGTTGACTCTGATTTTACACAGAATAGTGCCTGACGTAATGACCTGAAACGAGGTTTTGGGTAGCTACTGGTAAGATAAGTTCTGGCAGAACAATTTCTGTTGCTTCCCTACCATAGATTTTTTCATTTTTTGTAATTCCTGAAATTCGCTTCAGAAACGAAATAAATGTTTCCCCGAGCCCGGGAGCAAGCTACATAAAGTTTATTACGCGACGAAGGTGGAAGTGTCTGTAGATTCGATCTATTTAGAAGACGCCAGTGCGTAGCTCCCATCACAATGCATATGTCCTGAAAGTGATCCAGTCCTTTACTGGCTCCCCAATTTAGAGAGTAACAACCATAACGATGGTGCTCACTATAGAAAAGCTTAATGACGCTATCGTCTGAATGTAAGGTGGCCACACGCTCAGTATCGGTTACGATGTCAATAGATGTTTCACGAAAGTCATGTGCATCGATGCGGATATCCAGTCTCTCAGTAATAAATTCACATATTGTGCTTGAGCAACGCCACGTTCTACTAAGCGTCTCACGATCCACCACCAATCCAGCAGCAGTGAAGCGGGCTTCATATCGGGTAATATCGTCGTGAAGCGTGGAGTTAACATTGCCATCCCTGCTCGTATCATAGGTATGCTGATAAAAATCACCGGCAAAAAGGACTGATATTTCTGCCTCGCAAAGAGCCAATAAGAAATTAAAATCGTTTCCGGCAAAATCCTGCACTTCATCGACTAATAGTTCGTCGTAATATCGTTCAAGACGATCGCATATATCCGGCAGCATACCTCTAGCCATTAATAATTGAGCAAGCCGCCGATGATATATGCGGCCGCTATTATCCTGATAATGCAGTCGATTAGTGCGTGGGATCCTCTGTGGCGGCTGGGAAAAACTCAGGCCTCGAGAAGCCAAATGTTCCTGGAGAAAGGGGCGAAAACAGAAACCGTGAAGAAATTCAAACCAAGTCATTACACGGATTCCTTCAGGCATAAACCCAAACAAACTTATGATCTTGGATCGCAGATGTGTCTCGTTATTGATGGTATGCGTCAGAATTAGTGTACGACTGTTTACCGTGAGTCTGTCTATCAGTAGTGTGGTTTTACCTGAGCCAGCAACGGCAAAGATCACCCTCTTAGCCATGCCAGAGCCTCCTGAATGTAGTCAGGAACGCAGAGCTCTTCTCCATCATGTTGTAACAGCTTAAATGCAGCTTCTGCCTTATTGGCCAGCATATAGTCTTGCACTGTCAATGTTCGTCGGCCTTCCCCAAACAGCAGCTCACATAACGCCATATTGTCCTGATACAGACAGATTTCAAACGTTGATCGCTCATCGTTGTGATCGGCGAAAACATTGATGTGATCGCAGATAATATCAGCATAACGTTCGGAGCAATTCTGTTGGTAGTTGCCATCGTTGTCTCGTAAAGCAGCTACTCGATTCCCCAGTAAAAGTGCCAGTTCAAGATAACGGCGGAAACTAGTACCGCCAATAGCGATAATATGAACACCATCATCTTCAGGGGCGGCATTGAAGAGCTGACGGTAAAAAGACTCGATTAGGATATATTCGGCATCACCTTCTACCAGTAATACTCGTCTTGCCAGAGAAAATTCAAGAACATTATTATCTGGTGCTTTCATAAAGAAAGCTGCCGTTTCATCTGAAAGCTCATTTAATAAAACGGGTCGGGATTCCCCAAAGAGGATTGCTTTACGCAGATCAAGACGGGATGAAATATGGCTGCTATGTGTTGCGATGAAAAGTTGTTTCTGTTGCTCAGCGGCAAGCTGATTAACCAGCTTTTTCATACTCACGTGACTAAGATGGTTTTCCGGCTCCTCAAGCAATAATGAATGAAGCTCACCCTGTTGCTGATGCCTTCGTAGGGCAAACTCCGTTTTGATAAAGCATTGCCGACCTTTACCCCTATTACGGATAGAGATCCCACCTTCAGTAATATCAAGGTTAGCTTCGAGTCCCGATTTAGCTCCCGAACGGATACCAAACTGATAATCTTCCAACGTGCTGTTAACAGCGGACAATTGCTGGTTACAGAAGAGGTTTTTCTGTTGACGATAACTGTTTTCAAGGCGGTACCGTTCCGCGACAGACACATTCACACCATAAACTGTGCGAGTATAGTCCAGTGCAGCATGATCACTATCGATACGTGCGTTTTCAAGAAGCAGATGCCGCAGGTAGCGCCTGAAGCTCGCAAAATGGCTTCCAGAAAAAGTTGTGAATTTAACCGCGTAGTATTCGAAGGGGAAATTTGTCGGATCCTGCTGCAAAACTTGTCGAATGTCCTCGCCATATTCGTCAAGCATCGGTGCAATTCGCATTCTGAGGCCATCGGCATCTATGCCAGCCAGATTCTGTCGGCCATTGAGATCAGGATTGTTACCTTGATGAAGAAAGACGTCAGCGATAAGTACTGGTAGCAGATCGGCCCGACGTTCACCCGCCAGAAAATTCTCCACCGCAGATTGTGAGATAAGGGATTCAACGCCCAGAGTTTCAACACGATGTCTACTGTCACTCAAAACCAAATCAAGGGCTAGTAAGATGCTACTTTTACCCGATTCATTATCACCGATGAATATGTTTCGATCAGCATTGAAAAACAGGTCCAGGAGCGGAAATTTTTTAAAATTTTGCAGTATCAACCGAGTAATTACAGGCATGCTAAAGTCCCTATTTATGAGCGATCTAACATTATCTCCAACAAAGTGAAGTTTTGTAAACTTCAATTATCAAGATAAAAACCTCACCGAAACATGATCTTACCAGTGATTTTCTTGTTTTTTTGAGAGCTGTATCCAAAATACATGGTCAGTTCAGGTTTAGAGGATGTTCTAGTGCTCCAGGCTTCGATGGTTGGTTGTTACTACGAACAGAAATTGACCATCGACTAAAACCCTGTAAGCAGGGTAAGCCGTCCCTTAAGACCAAGCAGACGTCATAGAGTGAATGGATTACTGGGTATACATCATTGTGATTGCCGCACAATGTGATGCGGCCTGAACAACGATCAGATTAAGGTACTGTTACTCCGGGGGCGTCCTGTCAATGGACGCTCGGGTACTTCGTTGCATCCGTACATTAGTAGCGCGTTTTTCTGTTCAATCTTGGTCATGTATTCCAGTACGTCGCGCATGTTAGAAATGCTTCCCGGATCGCTGTAACGGACCGGTATATTGATATCCGCCTCATAGTTCGGCTTATGCTCACAACGATAGTAACAACCGTCATTTTCCGTGATTGCACGCCAGTATTCTCCGACCTTCTCCATCCAGAAAAAGGGTTTCTGGGTTTTATTACCATCCAGCCAGAAAGCCACATGCGCATGGAAAAGGTGATCTTCGGTCCATTCAATTACCCAGAAATAACCCACCACTGCGGTCATACTCATCACTTCACCCATTAGATGCCGGACATCAGACTCCATTTGTCGATGATCCGGGTGGTGGTATTTAAAGGTATTTTTTTGATAAAAAAGATCCAGCCGTATTACCCTCAGACAGGAATAGCGATTAACCATCGCGGTTATATGCATATCAAGGACAGATTTCAAAAACCAGTCCGGTGTCCAGTTGCGTTTTTTCATAGCATTATCTCCTGATCACCGATAGCAGGATCGGTAATCCCCCCATTTCAACGTGAATCAATAAGCGTTTGGTGGCCTTAGTGGGGTCTTATCCTGTTCAATGAAAAATGATCCCTCCAAACTGTCCTTAAATGCACGTCAGGTCGAGACTGCAAAGCCCAGAGACACTGCCTATAAG